TACGCAAGTAGGTGTCCCCGATGTGGCACAGCGAATCATTAGAGGGCCGGCCTAGTTGTTGCTGCAGCGATCAGGCGCGTAGGCTGCAGGTTCTTAGAAGAAGGAATTCGCGTGAATTTGAATGTTGGAAACGGCCTTATTCATTCGGAACTATGTATTCCAGACACTACAAGCTCTGGTAACGCTCGGATTCGGAACAGATCAAAATGGACGAATTCATAGGATTCGGGAGGTGGTTATTGCACTATCGTGCATTAGCTGTGCGGTGTGGATCATCGCTGTGGCAATACACGTGGTGGAGTTTGTTATTGCACGACGGTTTGGCGATCACAAGGTCACCGTCATTTCAGGTGCAATATTAACTCACATGGTGCGGCTTCCGGTCATGTATCAACTAGGCGTCGTAAATACGTTGATCAAGATGGCCATCTCCTCTCTTCCTCTCACATTGTTAAATCAGCTAGGCATGATAGCGATGGACGATGTGGTTGCTGTTCGCACAGTTTCAGCGCTGTGCAACCTACTGATGACGTTTGTCCTGGCCACCACCCCTTGGTGGTTGGATCCAGCGACATTCTTCATTGGAGTGTTCGTGACAGAGGTCACGGAAGCATGTAAATCATTGGTGCAGTGGAGGATGAATAATCCTCTTCCACTTGTGCCTATGGCCGTGCTTCAAGGCAACGAAGAGGAAGAAAAATACGACAATGAAGGTGGGGGACCTTCCGGGGATAGCGGACAATGCCGACAGTATCAACAACACGGCGTCTGCAGTTATGGTGAAAGGTGCAAGTTTCACCATGGCGATCCGGAGAAACCCGCCGAACGGCGGCGCATGGAGCAAGTAAAACAGGCACTGTCGCAGAAGCAACTCTCCGATGTTGATAGACTAAAGTCTAAATCGAAGCAGTCAGCGAAGAAGCAACAGCGCAGTTTTGTTCCAAATGCGTCGACAAATGCTCCAGCCAATAAACCGGCTGTGTCCAATGTGCGCACGGAAAAGGATCCTAGCAATCATGAGGTTGCTAAGCCCTTGGCAGCTCCGGCTGCAACCGTCACTACGACGAATACCTCATCAGGTAGTAGTGCGCCTGCTGGAAAGTCAAGGCAAATCCAGGCACAAATAGTGTCAATGGATGAGCCAGGTACTGGAGCGATATCTGGACACGAGGGTAGGC